GGGAAGTTTAGTTGTACGTTGTTGTTTATTGGAGTGACCTACTCCTGAATCCCCATTGGTTCTCTTCACGTGTAAGTTCTCTTTACGTTACATAGCAGCCATTTCAGTCTAGTTAGGCAGCAGTCTACGACTACACGACCATCCGCACTCAATTAAGGTGCAAGGATGTTAGAGGGATTCATCGACCTCTTTTGGGTCGATATAGAGACTCTTAAAGTCTAAATTGAGACAGGGAATTACCAAGTCTTTGTTCTCATACAGCATGTCTTCATTGGACATAGGCTCGACCTTAATGGTTTCGAGCGCTCTGCGAGCATAAGCGAACATATCGCTATTATGGTAGAGAGATCGCACTACATTCTTATCCTCATCTAAAATCTCATAGAGAGACTCAAGAGGCTCCTTCATAAGGAGGTCAATTGTCATAAGTTTATAGAGTTTAGCATACTGGTCCTCAAGGTCAAACTCACCACTAGGGTGAATTCCTTTTTTATAGAGAGGCTGCCCTAAATACTTATAGGGTTCCAGATCACGCATAACACGTTTATGCATCAACCACATAGCAGCATCCTTTGGTTTACAAGGCTTGAATTTCTTTTCGGTGTTCATGCGCATCTTGATTAAAGTCGCACACTTACGGTTACACTCACTTAGTTCATCATCTGAATCTAAAGGGAGGCCGACACCACCAAGCCACTCTGGTAAAAACCAAGGAATACCGGGATATGCTGATAATTCCTTCATATTATAGTAGATGAAACGCTTCTTCACATTGGGCCACAGTTCCTTAGGGCAACTACGCTTCAATTCTCGGCAAATTACACCGAGTTGATGGATACCAACCTGCGGATTAAAATCCACATTAGCGCCAGCACCCATGCGTTTCCTTCCCATCATAAGGCCAAGATTGACATATTTTCGTTCAATCCATTTAATCCCATCCCACTCAAAAATAGTGGAATTGATGGTACAGAAGTGGCGGGAAAAATAAGTTTTACCCACACTGGAAAATAATCCTGCAATACTACAGTTACCCTCCCAACACGGTCGTAAACGACCCACATAACCTTTTAAGAGACAATCGTCTCCATTTACCACTAAAGGGGCCAAAGTGCCTGATCCTTCATAAGGTTGGTTCGTGAGCCGAAATTTCCGGTTCATGGGATCGCTCTCCTCTAAGGATAAGCGACAAAGGGCTGCATTTGCAATACACAGAAAAGGAAACGATATTATCGAACCCATTAGTTGACCCTCTGTTTGAGGGTACTCAACTTCATCTTCAACGAAAATGTGTTTAGTTAAAGCTTTCAAAAACAAAAGCTTCAAATCTGCCAAAAAATTCTTCGGATATTGGTCCAAATC